AAATATCCTTAAAGACAAGCCAATTATCCCTAATTAAAGAGATGGGTTAATCTAGCGACTTGTCCGAAGTCTTTATGATGAACAAAAGCTGTTACGCACTTTGGTACATGTTGGTATCCGTTACGATGATGATACGAGTCCGTATAGCTAACAGATCTTAAATACTCAACCGTTGCACCATGATAGTCTTGACCGCTCAAGAAGTTTATCTTTTTCATGTGATGAATATGGTGTAGGTAGATGTACCTGAACTTTGTAGACGCCCAAGCCTTACCACTCTCATTAGCCATCAGCAAAGGCATATCAGGCATCTTTGCCCCATCTCCATGAGACGTGCTTATCAAGTTTGCACCATAGGCATAATACTTACGATGAGCCATGCTAACATCAAAGGTGATGTTCGGATGCTTCCTGAACCATGAGTAGACTGTATCAGCCAACATGAAGCCAGTCATGTAATCGTGATTAGAAGGGTTGTGAACTATGTGAACATTTGCCTCCTGGACTAGCTTTTCAATTACGTTAATATAAAGGTCTTTCGCTGCCATGAAGTTATCATACCAAGTGCCATCAGTATCTTGATTAGTTCCGCTTGTTGTTGTTCCTCCTGGTGTATCTACATGAAGCACATCGTTGCCTATCACAAAGACTATCTGATCAATCTTGAATCCTTCTGCCTTCTGCAAGATACCAGCCACTCCTTGAGATGCTAGTTCAATTGCCTTGCTAACATTATATTCCTCACCTGTTTCTAGGGCAGATGCTAGTTTACCTATATGAAGATCAGCGATGTCAATCACTAAGCAATGAGGATCAGTAATCTTTTCCCTCTTAATCTTTTTAAAGGATGGCGAGTAACTTTTAAGCGATTCTAAAAGGTCGTTTCTAAAGTCTTCATGAGTGACTAGACCTGTTGTATTCTTTATAAAGACCGTACCCTCTTTGCTTTTTACCCAAGCATGAGACCAATTACTAGGATCGTGCCCTTTGTCTGTTAGTATTCTTGATACCTCTGAATTTTCACTACTCCAGTTTTGTAGATTCTCTCGGATAGACCGAGCATTAAGGCTGATTCCATACCTGCCTGATAGCTCAACCGCTATTTGATGACTCGTTTTGCCACTAGCCCTAAGGCTCTGTATTTCTTCTCTGTAAGGTGCATACTTGCTCATAGATCCCATTTATGTGAAGGCTCATTATTTTTAATAAGCTCTTGTATTCTTTTCTTTTCAGCCTTATTCAAAGCCACTTTGTACTCTTCAAGAACCATCTTGCAAACTCTGCGAATCAATGGGTCTTTATCAAATGTCTTATCGATGTCTTTGACTACCGACTGCAATACCGCTAAACTATCTATCATAATTTGAAGGCATTTTTGTGATAGCCTAAATTTAGGTCTGGTTTTTCTGCAGGGAAATTAGTTTCAATAATCTTAGACCTGCGAGCAATATAACGCCATTCAGCATTTTCTTTTGATTTATAACAAGTGTAGTATTCGTTGCCATCGCATTTAACTATATCGTTGGCTTCAGCTTCTTGCCTGTTGTCAATTACCTTTGCAGGTTTACCGCATATTGGGCAGTCGTGTATTATGATTTCATCCATCAGAATAGTTTTTCTTGGTTGTCTTCCTTCCTTTTATTAATAACTCTTAGGGCGTATACTAAAGCCTCTATTATATCTTTTACCCGATCTCTTTCAACAGGTCTTAGTGGCTCTTTTAAATGTCTCTGATAATCATCTAACAAGCTAGTCAATGTATTACTGATTTTCTTATTCATTTTCCGCTAAAATTATGTGAGAATTCAGGTAAGCAACAACTTCTTTTGCCTCCTCTAAATTTAAAGACTTAGCTACTATTCCTCCATCATCTTCTAATGAGATGATGAAGAAATGTGAGCCTTGTATATAACCTTCCTGGTGAATAATAGTAAAGGTCTTATCGTTGCTGCTTACCCTTAGATTATGTTTAATATTCATTTTCGATTTAGAACGGTAATCCTGTTCCTCCATGTGCTTCATATTCCAACTCCTCGGATTTTGTTTCCTCTGCTTTTTCTATTCTCCACGCCTGAAGAGATGTGAAGTACCTGCCTTTCCACTCATTACATTGCACGTTAAACTCAACGCTTACCTGATCATCCACCTTATTATACTTATTAAGGTTATCGACCTTCTCCTGTCCAAATACCTCAAAGGCTAGAATGTTGTTATACTCTTCTCCTGTGTCAATTACAAAGGTCTGTTTGACCCATTCTTTACCCGCTTTACTTGTGCCTGTCTGACGCTCATCAAACTTGATAATCTTACCGCTTACTTTCATTTTTCTATTTTATTGATTTTAAATTTAATATATTCTTCTCCTTTTTTGACATCCACTTTGCGTAAGTGCATATCGTAAATATAACGATCGTTGAATTTCCACTTTTTCTGCATGATGTCAACGACCAGCTTGGTTGGATTGTCGATGTCTGCCAACGGTGAACTAAAGCCATACTCTATCTCTACTTTTAAGCTCTTACATTCGCTTATCTCTTTTGCTGATAGGTTGGGCAAGGAAGCAGGAAGAAGATAGCTTAGAGCCTTCTCATATTGCTTATACGCTGGTGTCTTAAACCGCTTGCCTTGCCATGCCTTATTAACCGACATTGGCTTTATCATCAACTTAATCATCTTTTTCTTCTGTTCTTCTTTCGATTGTCATTCCAATCTTTCAGCCTTGGATCTTCTTTGTAAAAATAAGGCTTTGCTAGTTGATAAATAATAAAAGCACATCCTATTGTGGCAAATAATGTTTTTAAAATACTCATCCTATTGTTTTTATGATTTCACAAATGCAGATAACTGCAATACAAATTCCGAAAATTATAGTTGATCTTTTCATAAGTGCTTATACGAGGTTTGTTTTAAAAGGTTTCGATTTTGTAAAAAAAAATTATATAAGCATTAAAACGCAACTTAACAGTCGCAAAAGTGCATTCGTACCTCACGCCCGTTTGCTTTGTGTTATATGCAAGGCTCAACTTCAGTCCAAGCAGCGATGTAGATCCTATTACCATTCTGATCGGTTGCGTTTACATACATTCCATCAAGTCTGTGTATAGTAATTTCATCACCTTTATTAACTAGCATTGAATCTGGGGGAGTCTTTACATTTTCATCGGTTATTACCACCCTTGCCCCATATTTTGCGTTGTATGCTTCCATATTGATTTTGCCATTTTTATTGAATTAGTGGCATTTATTGGTAGCCACGACACCATAGCCAAATCGTTATTATACCTCATTGGGTATAATATTAGTTTTTATCGCTTTTATGTATTCCCTGCACTCCTCTACTCTTTGATAAAGCTTATCAATATCCTCCTGGCTTCTGTCTATTTCAAAGGTCTTGACCCTATACTTTAGATCTAAAGAAGTGTAGTCAGTTATATCGGCAACGCTGTACTGCATCTCTTCTGGTGTATTGACCAACACATAAGCTAGTTCTGCCTTGTCTAAACCCAGCAAGTCCATATATACTTGGAGCTGCCAATAATAGTCCTTGTTTGGTATCTCCTCTTCAAACAGCGGGAAAGTAAAGCAGTCCCACGAAGTCTTAATGTCCACCACCTTATCGTCTAAAATTATATCAGGCTCACCAGTTGTATATTCATTGCTGAACCTCTTGCTATTCTTCACAGCAAAATCTAGATCTGTTGCCAATGCGTAGACCTCTATGCTGTCATTTTCGCACTCTATGCCCTTGCGTAAATACTTGCTCTCTACCTGATTGCGCACCCCATAGATTTGCTCCTTGAGCCACTCTTGCAAATAGCTTTCTGTTGTCTTTGAAAGCACAGCAGACTTTGACCTTGAGTTGGTCATTATCTTGCCTGCTGCACTTGCCCTAATCTTAAACTCCCCCATTACTTTAACGCCTCCGCAACTAAAATATCAATACGCTCTTGAGTCATTTGGTATTTGCTAGTGATGTCCTCAATAGCACCTCCGTTCTGTAAATACTTAACAGCCTTTTTCCAAGTGTCTGTGCCTTGCGCTAATACTGGCTTGCTCTGCTTTGCTTTTGGCTTATAATCATTTGTTGCATCATCATCTTGAGTATCGTCTATCAATAATAGATTGCCTAATGCATACTTCTTTGCATAACTTGAAGCACTACCATAAGCTTGTGGCAATGCCATACCTCCAGCCTTCTCAACGCCTGCAAACGCTACCGCACTTATGCCCTCGTTCTTTTCTGTATCGTCAAGATGTGCCACGCTCTTAATAACTGCTGACCCATTGATCTCTTGCAACTCTTCAACTATTCTGATTGTAGCCTTATGCTTCTCTAGCAATGGCTTGATTGCTTCTAATATACCTTCAGCACTTCGGTAGTTGTACTTACCGAATTTATTGTACTTGTCTTTTGGTGCTTTAAATTCTACCTGAATCTTTAGCAGTTTTTCGTAAATGCTCATGATTTTAATAACTGTTTTTTAATCTCTAAATATGCGTAGATCTTTCCATGCTCCTTGCTCAATGCCTTGCCATGTTTTAGCAAATCATCATAGCTACAATCAGCAGAAGTAATCAGGTTCATCAAGGTATCAATACCTTCGTATGTTTCTTCGACCTGCTTTTCAATAAACTCTAATGTTTGTTCCATTTTTAATTCCTGTTTGTTAATGTTTACGCTAATGTCTTAAAAAGGTTTTGTTTCTGAAACTGTATTTTTGTGAATGGCTTATATTAGTGTCGAACGGCTTATAAATTGTTTATCATAAAACTTAGACCACTTACCCTCAAAGACTAGCTGGATGTTGGCAAGCTCTCCATTCCTGTGCTTGGCAATAGATAGATTAGCCTCTTTCTCAATGCTAGGATCTTCAACCGTTTCCCCCTTCTGCTGAATGTAATAGTAAGGTCTATATAAAAATAGCACCATATCAGCGTCTTGCTCAATCGCTCCAGATTCACGAAGATCAGACAAGTAGGGTCTTTTGTTCTCTCTATCATCTACCTTTCTAGATAGCTGTGATAAAGCCACTATTGGTATTTTAAGCTCTTTTGCTAATGTCTTTAAGCCTCTTGATATATTTGAGATCTCTTGCTCTCTATTGCCTGCCTTAGCATCACCACTCATCAACTGCAAGTAGTCCACATAAGCAATGTCAATGTCATGCTTATGCTTCATCTTCTTTAACTCTGCCTTTAAGGTTGTGATATTTAGTTCTGTATTATCATTAATAAATACCTTGTAAGGTCTAATTTCATCTACCTGGCTTTTAAAAAGAGAACGCTGATAGTCGGTTAGCTTATTCTTAGTCAAATCATTGGCTGGTATATTAACCGCCTCGCTGATCATCCTGCATATTATCTGCCTCTTGCTCATCTCAAGCGAAAAGACACCTACCGAATAATCCTTTGCCGCTGCGTTAGTAATCATCGTTGTCATTAGTGCTGACTTCCCCATCGCAGGTCTCGCAGCCAGAATTACAAGGTCTGTCGGTTGAAAGCCATTTGTCATCGCATCTAAGTCCGCAAGTCCTGAAGGGATGCCACTCATATTTTCAGCTGGTTTGCTTAGCTCTTCTTTTGCCTCATTTAATTGGCTTGTAAAGGACTCAAATGATTCACCCTTACTTACACCTGCATAAAGGGAATCGGCTTGCTTATACAGGCTGTCAAGCACCTCATACGCATCGTTTGATTCATGTGTGCTCTTGCCCTTTAATTCATCTGCATAAGTTGATAGCTTTCGCTTGATATAACTTGCCCTTATGATGTCTACATATTCCAAAGCTAAGTCAGTTGAAATATAACCTAACATCTTTTCAAGGTCATAAGCACTCACTTCATTTGCATATCCTAGTTTTGCTATCTGATTAAAGGTTGTTACGCTGTCAATGCTTTTGCCTTGCTTATACAATTCATAAACTGCCTCTACTACGCATCGACTTTTAAAGTCTGTTAGCATTTCTGCATTTAAGCTGTCAATTACCTGATCAACTATTTTAGAACATTCTACTAAACCGCCTGCTAACTTTTGTTCTATTTGCTTTATCTCCATCCCTTGATTAACTTTTCGTATTCGCTTAATTGCTCTTTTACCTCTTTTATATACGGTAAGGTATTTGATAAGGTTGTCTTCCAGTTCTTAATCTTTCTAGGCTTATCACCTCCAGTCATCCAATCATTCTCTAACCAAGACTCATACTTTAACCTCAAAGCCTCCGCATCTGCATTAGGTTTTTTCTTTAAAGCATATTCTTTGAACTCTTCAAATTCAGGAATAGCGTGCGCCCTTTGTATATTTCTTTTATTAGTTAATCTATAGTTAGTATTATCTTTAATTAGTAGTGGCTGATTTACCGTTGTCGGTTTACCGTTCATCGGTTCACCGTTATCGGTTTTTCGGTCATCGGTCAAATGGCTGTAATTAGGGTAAACGCAATATTCGTTGTGGCTAAACATACCATTCTTCCGTATTTGCTCAACCTTAATGACAAGCCCTTTATCCTCTAATTCTTTAAACGCATTGATCGTAGAGTGCTTGCCGTTTGTATGGTTGCGTATTAATTCGTTCTTATTAATCACCCAGTCAGGAGGCAAACTTTGAAGGTAGGCAAACAGACCCTTAGCCTGCATGCTTAATGTGTTGTCCTTTAAGACTTCATTTGATAAAATCGTGTAAGGTACATCAGTCTTGCTTTTAAAAATCCTATCCATTTTGCGCCTCCTTTGTCATCTCATGTATGGTTATTTCTTCAAATTTCTCTAACGCCTTATCATAAGTTTTTATTGACCATGCAAAAACGCCAAAAGACTTACTTTTCGGGTAAGTGATACATCCATACCTAAAATTGATTTTCTTCTTAAAAACCTCATAATGTCTCGCAAAAAACGTAGGGTGAGACACTTCATACAAGTAAGCATAATCATTCTTTTTTATCTGGGTGAATTTGAACCCCTTTACTTCACCTTTTCCGATAAACTCTTTTTCTAATTCTCTAATCATTTTTTTTGTGTTAAATAAAAAAACCGCTATGCTTTCGAAGGCTCTCACCTCTCCTACTCACATAACGGTTAAAAACTGTTTCTTTAGTTCCTATAATGTGAGAGCGGAACAATAAACAAATATACTAACTTTTCTTAAACTCGTTTAACATCTCATTGTAAACTTTTATAAGTAATTCACGATCAGCACCAGAGTCAAAAACTTTCTTAGATGCATGGTTGAGAGTATCGTATAAAATACCCTTGACAACCTGTTTAATCTCTAAGACCTTAACTTGGTCTAAACCCTGAAAGCTTTTGATAATTTCGTTGTCAATCTTACTCATGCTCTAGCCTTTCGATAACATCCTCAACAGTAAGCAATAGCTCTATCATTGCTATTAATATCCTTTCCTCTGTTATGTCTTTACTTGTTCCAAAGGTATCTACAGAATAGCTTATCTTCATTCCTTGCAATTCTTTTTCATCGCTAAGGTTGCAAGTGTAAAGGTCTTTGTCAATTTGCTCAATCTTCATATTTTAATTTTTTACGATTAATTAACTTTTCTAAACTTAGGCAGTCATAAAAATAGTTGTCAGCCTTGTCAAATGAGATTGTTGTTAGCAACAACTCCCCTTTTTTAATTACATGAAAATCCTCACCATCTAAAATGATTTGATATCCATCGCATTTTCTGATAATTTGTTTCATAATTAGTTGTTACGGATTTAAAGTAAAAAAGTTTCGTTTAGACAAAAAAAAGACTCACCATATAGGCAAGTCTTAACGGGGTTGAAACTAAAAATAGGGAGTATTAAGCCTCTTCTTTTTCTTTGATCTCTCCAGTAGCTATGTCAATCGTTACGTCTGTTCCGTATTTTTCAACAAGCTTTTTCTCAACTTCTGCAAAGTCTTTATTGATCGAGTCTACTTGGTGCAAAATATTGTGTTTTTGCATTTCTAATTCCCCTAATGCAGCCTTAAATTTATTAAAGCTTGCATTCATTTCTTGTAGTTCTTTTAACTCCTCTTCTGTTAATTTTGTTGCATTTGCCATGATGTTTTTTATCGTTTAATTTTTACAAATATAATTAATTTTTGGAATTTCTAGCCTTAATCCTTTCTAACCTTCTCGCTGCTCTGTCTTTCTTCTCTTGTGCTTTCATCTCCATCTTTGTTATCTCAATGTTCGCTTTGGCATTGTGTTCAGCAATACGCTCACCCTTCTTGCTATTGAAGTAGAAGGCAAATGCACCGAACAATAATGCACCGACCTGACTTGTTAATCCTACATCTAGGTCTACGCCTAAGAACATAGCCACGATCAAAGCACCTTGACATAGCAGCAAGAATATAAGTGTCATAGGTCTAATGTTTTGACTTAGCCAACTATCACTAGCCATGTCATTCGCATGACGTTCATTTAATATCTTAGCTCTTTCTTCGCCCGAATAATTTAAATTGTCTAGTGTACTGCTACCTAGACCAATTATCTTAGTTAAGTCTTTTATTCCTGCCATCTTTTAAAAGTTGTCTAGTAATAAGCCCACTTGTTGAGCATCGTATTTGAATCGCTCTTTGTTAAATACTGCGTAATCCCTTAGCACATAATCCACGCCAATCACTGCTATAAGTTTCCCATCTTGGTAATAGGGTATAACTGCCAGACCCGTAACACCTTGTTCTTGTAGGGTAACTCTTACGTTCAATTCACCTATTTTATTTATGTCATCAACGTACATTCGATTTTGAATCACTTGATTGATCCATATGCTAAACAAGCCAACAGGTAAGTCTTGCAGCTTCTCGGCTTCTCTGCTTATGCCAGGCTGTGTCACCTCATAGTCACACGATATTTTTAGCTTGTGACTTCCGTTGTAATACTTTACGCCATTATGAAATAGAAAGATGTAAGCCCGATCAGCATCATACTTCTCCATCAATCCACGCAATGACAGTTGTATATTGACAGCATTTGTAACGCCTTCCTCAACCCTGTATGTAGCTGAAATTGCTGGAAACACATGCTCCTTTATTTCTTCTCTAAACGTAAAGCTTATAAACAATAGAGCTACAAAAGCCAGTGCATACCACTTAGTCTTACCTGCCAATTCTAATAATCTTTCTAATCCCTTTATCATAACAAATATGGATAATACTTTGTAACGCCTTGCTCTTTAACAGCTACAAGAACATCGCCTCTATTATATTTCTCACTAATATAGCTGACATGAACCCAAGCCGGATTTTCTTCTTCATCAGGAAATTCTAAGATAAGCTGGTCAAAGTCTAGGTGATCAAGTATGAAATCAAAGATGTCTCTATTAGTAACGACGCTCCCTCTGTTGTCCATATCAATGTCCCCAGCCTGACCAACGCTGTGTTGGCTGTTTGCAGCCCCTCCAATCGCTTTATTCAGTTCAGGTGAGCGATACCCACTAGAGATAAAGATAGGCTCTTGAAAGTGATTTCTGATAGGCTGAAAGATATTCTCTGCCCACATGATTAAGTTACCAAGATGATCATCACATGGATTGTTGTCTATGCCTAATCTAATAGCAGTATTAGACTTAGTCATCTCATGCAAAGATAGGTTAGTTGTTAGTCTCATCTTTCCCTTTTACTTTTCTTTTTACAAAATGAATAAACCCTGTTACGAACGATATTCTATCATCTACTTGCATTACTGTTACTCTGTTATCTCCTCACTAGGAGTTGGTTCAACTTCTTTTAATGGTTCTGTTATTACTCTACCGTTCTCGTCTGTCCATTCTGTATCTATCATGTGTTGGTCAATACGCTCACCGATCACCAACCAAGATATAGTGTCAGTACATTCAGCATCTTGCGCCTCTATGGTTAATGTATTACCTTCTACCATACCTCTTATTGCAGTCCATCCGCTTTCGTTAGATGTAAAGCATTGAATGTTTCCGTTTAGCAATACAAACGTACCTTCTGTCATTCGCCCTGCTTCATCTAAATTCACTGTTGCCTTGCCATCTGCTAGGTCAATCTTGCCTCTGTAAATGTTATCGGCTTGTGGTGCTTCAACAAATGAATGAACTAAGTGATGAGTATCTTTCTTTTCAGGCAATGGATGGTCTATCTTGAATGATCCTGAACCTTTAGATAATGAGCCTGATATTACAACATTCCCACCAACGCCTAAAGCGTCTATGCCTGGCGATTGGTTAATACCAACATTATTTCTAAATCTTGATGTTCCATTAACATCTAATCGAGCAGTAGGCACAACTCCAATTCCGACGTTCCCACTAGCAGCGTAAATAGTATCTGTCTCCACCGAAAAACTACCATTAACATCTAACTTAGTACTAGGATTAGTCGCTCCTATCCCTACGTTACCCAAAGAGGTGATGGTCATGTCTTCGGTAGTTGAACCATCAGTAAAAAAGCTAATTCCATTACCTATTTCAGCAGCTAGAGCTAGATTAGTGTTGCTGTTTCCTTGTATACTTCCCTGTACGGTTAAATTTCCAGACGTTGCTCCATTTTGTCTAACTTGAAATATCCCACCTCCAGTAGTTGTGCTATTATCGGCTATTATTATCCCATCATAATTTGAAGCTCCTTTGACGTGCAACTTAGCACTAGGACTACTCGTTCCAATCCCCACCCTGTCATTAACAGAGTCTACAAATAAGGTGTCGGTATCGACTGCTAGGTTGCTGTTTGCTGTAAGGCTTCCATCAACTTGTAGAGTAGAATCAAATTTCACAGGAGCGTAAGACCTAAATTGATTAGTTGAAAATGTATAAAACGCACTTCCCGCAAGACCTATCCAAAAATTATCATTTGACTGAAAACCAAAATAACTATTATCTCCATCGTGATGAATGTATTCAGGTATAGTTAAGTTGCCGTTTATTTGGGTGTTACCGTTCAACTCTGTTGTACCAACAACATCTAGTTTTGCACTAGGACTACTCGTTCCTATCCCTACGTTACCGCTCGAGTCGATTACTAGTCTGTCAGCAATGTCGCTAGTTCTGAAAGATATTGAATTAGTAGAGTGTGAATATGTTATACCTCCAACATTAGCATCGCTATCGCCAAACAATACGCCTTGTATCTGTGATCCATTGCCTAAAAACTGAATGTAGCTTGATATTTCATTGCTATCAATAGTTAAAGGTGTAAATGTTTCTCCAACACCTGTATTGCCACTTGACGATTTTACTATCGTTTGATTTGTGGAGAAATTATTGTTAATATTCTTCAACGCAACATTGCTAGACAACCTTGAGTCTGATAGTGTGCCTGTGGTGATGTTGGAAGCGTTGAGGGTGTTTAGGTCGGATGTCAAGGCTAAAGTACCACTAGCATCTTGTAAAGTGTAAGTTCTTATAGCTGCATTATCATAAGAAAATATCGCTCCGTTAAATGATGCACCTACTCCTTTTGTAAAGTAAAAGTCGTTACTGCCGTTAAATCCTAGACTGTTAAAGCCTGACTCCGTGCTGCTTCCAACAGAACTATTTATGAAGATAGTCGGTAGATTTCCTGAGCCTCCTGAAACTATACGCAAATCTCCTGAGCCAAAGGTCTTTTGCCCCGTTATGCTTTGGTCGCTGTCAAAGTCAACATAGAAAGAAGCATAATCGCTTTCATTCGCCACTATATTACCTAGCCTTCCAAAGACCGAAGTAACGGCGTCTGTATTATCTACTTTCTCCCATGAAGTGCCATTGCTTATAATCCAATCACCGACTTGAAAGTCAATACTGAATTGAGTCCCTGCTACGCTTGTAACGTAGTATTCGCCCTTTGTAGTTGATGCAGGAGGGTTAGCCAAAGTAGGTGTATTGGTAGAGGCATCCCATGTTCCCTGATAGCTGACCTGACCTAGTATTGAATCAGGCAAGTAAGCCTCAGCGACCTTTGCACCGCTATCTAGAGGAGCATAGCCATTCGCTTGACCTTTCTCGCTAGTGTCTTGCTTACTGCTTTGTAAGTTAGAAATATCTGTATCGTTAGAATCTATTTGAGACTGCAAATCAGCATCAGCAGCTTGTCTTGTTAATCCCTCAGCATCTATACCTCCTTGTAATACAGCATCAGCAGCTATCCTAGAACTCTCTTCACTATCTATGTTAGATTGTAAAGTAGTATCAGCAGATATTCTTGCAGCCTCTTCTGTGTCAATTTGACCTTGATAGTCAGTAGAATCCAAAGAACCATCGCCCTTAACAAAGTCAGATGATGTACCGCTATTAATAGTGCCTACTGTTAGGTTGTTGTCTACGCTTAGATTTCCACCTACATTGACCGTTGTACCATCATCACTTACAATAGAATCTCCTATGCTGTTTGCCCCAGTAAACTTAACCATTTGATTTGTAGTAGCTGCCCCTGTAATGCTTACTACACTTGTTAAGTCATTAACATCCTTAGCAACCCATTTAGACGTTCCCGAATTATAGGCTAGTATTTGATCGTTAGAAGGTGAAGGAATGCTAACATCTGTTAAGTCAGCTAAAGTATCTACAAAGCCAAACTCTGTGGCATCTAATAAGAAAGCAGCCCCAGACCTAATTACTAAGACTTGATCCCCTGAAGCCAAAGACAAAGCAGATTGAACGCCTGACAAAACATCGCCTCTACTTTGAGAATCATACATCTCCTCAATGATAGCGTTGTTTACAGTCCTGTGCTTTAATGCAGGTATTTGCGTTCCGCTTGCTAATTCGCTATTACTTAATGCTTTTAATTGTGCTTCTGTACTCATAGCTTATTGATAATGTCGTTTAAATTGCCTACTCTATTAAACCTTCCTCCGAATGGTCTGCGTTCTTTTCTTCTTATTGGATTAACATAGGTATTAGTTCTTTCTAAGCTATCCTCTTCGTCATAATTAACCGAGTCAAGGGTAAAGTCATTCACCTCAAGATAATCGACCATACGTTGTTTATATACTTTCCTGTCATCTTCTGCCTGTCTAAGCATATTAGCTCTTTGCTGGTCTGTGGCTTGATTAAAAGTGCCTCTAGGATCTACAGGTGTAGTTACTCCGAATTGAGTAATGTTAGTACCATGAACGCCCAAAAATCTAACATAAGCAGATAAGCACCAATAAGGCTTAACGTATGTCTCAAAGAAATTATAGGTATCAGGAAAGCCAGCCTGATCATCAATAGAGAGGTCGATGGCAGTCATCAAGTCAGTACCTAGAGATGGCTCAAGGTTTAAATCCCTTGCTGCCTTAATGTGCGGATTAATCAGTCTACCTTCTACATTAGGTGCAATTTGTGCATATACTCCTATCTCTGCTAGTGTTATTGTTGCTGCCATCTTATTTATCTTCTCTAATCTGTTCTAACTTTCTTTGCGCCCACTCAACGCCTTCGTCACCACCCCACGCTAACCACATGAGTCTACCACATCCATCGCCTAGTTCTTTATCGCTGTTCTGACGATGTCTTTCAAAGGCTGCCATTCTTGCAATAGTGTCTTCGCTTATTGGTTCGCCTTTAGCAAGTTGATTTGCTCTTTGTTTACCAACCGCTGTGCCACATGAACCCCAGCCATTCTCCTCAGCCCATCTAAGGGCTATCTTAGCGTTTTCTGTCGCTGCCTTAGGGTAATCAGTATAAGACTGATTTAAAACCGCCTCTGCCTGTTCTATTGGCTCTACAATATCCTCTTCTATTGCAGTTCGCTGTTCTTCTTCAACTTCTAATTCAGGCAACTCAAAATATTCTCTTAACTCGGCATCGCTTAGTCTGTCAATCACTTTGTCAGGCAAGAAATCAAAGGGATTCAGCCTGGTTATTTCAAAGTCGTACATCTCTCCGTTTACCATGCAAGGCTGAATAATCTCTAACTTTCTAGTGATCCATTCTTGCCATTCTTTAATAGACAAATAGAACAAAGTCATCATGTTCTTAATCTCTTGCACGTTGCCTAACTGACCAGCCTTAGCAAAGCCGACAAGGACAGGAGGTACGCCAATCAATCGACAGACCTTTTCACCCACTCTAAGCGTAGCCTTTTCCGTCATGTCTACAATCTCCTTCATGTCGATGGTTTTGACTTGTGGCGTTTCTTCAGGTGTTCTGCCCATTAAGTGCATCACAGGACTAGCCTCCTCGCCTAAAAACTCTTCTATGCTTTCATTAAACTTGTCAAGGTCTGACTGATCGTTTTCATCTAGGTTAATGTCATCAATCTGACCAGTAGTAATTACAATAGGCGCACGCCATCCTTGAACGATGTTCCGCATCTCTAGTGTGCTTATCTTGCCATCGCTTACAATGTCATCAAAGGCAGAATAATAACTAGGCACAGGGTAAATATCATAATTCCTCCCAAGCTTGGGTTGAAAGCAGTAGAACAACTCCCCTATTTGTTTTCCTTTATTCTTCTTAGTTTCTGCCTTTATTCTTGCAGCTCTTACCGCATAATCTTCTCTAGGGTCAAACTCACGAATCACAATGTCTTGAGTCTTACGATAGTTCTGCTCACCCATTAACCTGTTGATGACAAAATGTTCATCATCTTTACGCCTAATCCATGGTATGGGCACACTTTTAATACTTGCAATTTTGCCTTCGCTATTGAAGAATAGGTTTAATGCAAAGCCTTCCATCTTTACCGTATTCTCTACGATGTCTTCTAGTAAGCCGTTAAATGTATTGCCTTTCTTATCAACAGGCACATTAGCCGTTATTTCACACTTGAAGCCTTCAGCTTGAATGAATTGCTTTTTGCGCTTAATCGCTTGCATAGCTGTTCCGCTATTGTTGATGCCTTCAATAATGATATTAGGCAAGTCATCTGTTTCACCAAAATACCACCATCCCTTAGCACTTAACTGATTGATGTATGCTATTCTATTCTTGGCAAAAGTTCGCACCTTACCAATGACAGATGACCATTGATTCTTAAAGTTATTGCGCTTCATTTGCCTCTTTTATCTTCTTAAAAATAGTAGCCTTTTTCTGCGATGCACCGATATTGATACCATGATCTTTTGCATACGCTTTTAAATGCTCCACGCTCCACTCCTTGCACATACATGGTTTACCTTTTGGATAGGCTCTTTCTTCTTCTACAACCTCTTCAATAGGCTCTGCCTCTGCTTGATATTCGCTAACCAACTCAAAGTTGTGATCAAACTTGCCTGGAAACTTTTTTAACAAGAACTCAATATCTTCATCTGTGGCATCGTGTTGTGTGATTGTCTTTCTCAATAGCGGAATCGTGATGATTGCCGTGTTGAATTTGTCTACAAACTTATACTTTTTCATATCGCTGTATTTTATGCCAATATAGCAGATTCGGTCTTGCTTATCTTTTTCTTTGACCATAAAAAAAGGTCAGCCTTTCAGCCAACCTTTCGTCATCAAAAAACAAACAAACAAGTAAATTACGAGCCAGTTACCAGGAAATTAAGGTAGGCAATATCAGCAGCTAGTCCAGGAGACCCAGCAGCTGTATCTTCAAATCTTAATTGTAAGTTCTCAAAGTCACCGCTAAAGGTTAGGGCAATTTGCGAAGCATCTAGTTTCGCAGTTCCCGAACCACCTTCAATAGCAGTACATTGTAAACCGAAATTATCGAAGGAATCAGATTTGTTGATACCATACACTTCGATAGTTCCTGAATTAGTTTCCGCACACACAAAAAGTTGTTCTTGATCAATAAGCGCATCAATGTCATCAAGATCATCAGCCGTTAGATAGTAAGATACAAAGTTGAATGATTGCGTTCTAAGGTTGTAGTTTTCGCCAGCGTTCAAGGCAACAGTAGAGTTGTTTTTCTCCATTTTGCCAGTCGCTGTGATAAAGCCTTTTGTATCGGCAAATGTGAAACCAGTTACCTGATTTCCTGTGCCAAAAGTAATTGAAGCTAAATCTTCTACTAAACCTATCCATACTCGCTTATCCAATCCTCCAGGCTTCTTAATAGCCTCGCATGAAGGGGATAAATTATTAGTTAAAGCATCACAAGCCATTTTTATCTATTTAATAGGTTAGAAAATAGAGGAGGTTTTCACGCCTCCCCTTATAAATTATAGAGTAGATACTGGTCTCCAGTAAGCTACCTCTGAACCATACTTAAAGTCGATACCTGACTTCATCGAGTTCTTCATTCTGAATACTTGATCCAAAGTATAAGAACCTAAGTAGATGATTTCAGCAGATACTTCATCAGATAGCAAATCAACTGCTAAGAATACGTTAGAAGGATTCCAAACGGCAACCTCATTCTCATTCCAATAAGGCATAGACTCTAAACGTACATCTAAGAAAGGAATTGAATCCTGACCGAAGTAATCACTTCTCAAGTATAAACCAGCACCATCAGCCACATTAGCGTTAGCTTGTCTGTAAGCCTTCTCAATTTGTCTTGAGATACCGATAACAGTATCAGGCTTAGTTCTGATCACTCTAGGGATAGAGTTGTAAACAGCTGTTAATACGTCAATGACGTTAGCAGCATTTACATACTGTACTTGGAATTCAGTTGAAGCAGAACCAGCAGAGGTGATAGCTTCAGCAACAGTAAGAACCGCACCTGCCTTAGAAAGGACTGTAACAGTTTGACCGTTGATAGAAGTTCCCCCGATTTGCTCATCACCATCAGCACCTACAACAGTAAGCTCATCACCTACAGAGATGTTAGTAGCATCAGCCACCTCGATAGTAGCAGCACCAGCAGCACCCGCAGTAATCAATGAAGTAGCACCAGCTTGAACAGCAGAAGCAACATCACCTATTCTGAATTTATTTACATCTGAACCAGCTTCAAACTTAGCCAATAGACCAGCGTAGTTAGCAGAGAAAGTAGCAGAACCACCTCCAACAGATACACCAGCTTTTCCTTTGATGTAAAGCTCTTCATTCATCATTCCCAATCTTGGAACATAAATGCTGTTCAATAAGAAGTCAGAAAGTTCAGTCGTTCCTAAATAGTCATTCATAGAACCTGGTCTTAGGCTTTGAGCCTCCCAAGAAGTTCTAAGGTTATCAAAGTCAGTCTGAACCATTACCTCGTATTTCACAAGGTCAATCGCTTTCTCATCTCTAGTGATAGCACCTGATTGAGCAGAGAAAGAAGCAGAAGGATCTTGAAATTCTAAAGGTTGATCAACCCCTAGCATTTTAACGCTATCCTTAACGCCATCAATTACTGTTACAAGATTTCTGTCTGCTAGTCCTTTTGGAGCAAGCAAAGCAGGGGTTAGATATTCAGCGTATCTTTGACCTGCATAAGTGTTCGGTGAGATAGTCACCGCTGTGTTTTTAAAATTATTAGCCATTTTATTTAAAGGTTTTCGTTTTGAGCTTTTGCAACCATACGTCTTCTGAACTTTTCAGATACTGATAGCTTAGACCAGTCTTCGTTTTCTTCAACGATGGCTTTAGTTTTGTTTTCGATTTCGTTTGTCTCACCAATCACTTCCTCTTTCAAGGCTTTGATTTCTTCAGATAGAGCGTTGAATTGGTCTTTGTAAGACTTCTCTTTTTCATCCATTTCAGCTGTGATCGCTTCGACTTTAGCTTGTAGAGCTTCTTTCTCCTCCATAAGCTTTTTCTTTTCATCTTCCATTGCTTCCATCTCTTTCTCCATTGCTTCTGCATCAGGAGCTTCTTGGACAGCTTCGATGATACCGCCTTCACCAACTACGATTTGTCTACCATCTCTCAAAGTATGCGTTCCTGCTGGAGCATTCTCTTCAGTTGGTCTACCTTCTTCGTCAGCAATGACAGCTCGTTTACCTTCAAATTCTCCATCTTCTGAAAAGACAAAGATTTGAGTTCCATCTTCAAGTTCAACCGCCATGTTCTTAGCATTTCCGAAGATCATGTTAGACAGACCCTTTAGTGCTTTTTCGATAGCGTTCAACTTTTCGTTAGTTGCTTCATTAGCCATATTATCATTATTTAAATTTGGTTTAACTTTATTCATTGCCATATAGTGCGCATTGAACATTACACAGTTAGCAACAGCTTTTGCTCTTTCTTCCTCTTGATATACGCCAGTAGCAAAGCCGTACTCAATAGCATTTTGTGCGATGTCAGTATCTTCTGCCATAAGAGCTAACAGCTTTGTTTCTCTCATGCCTGTTACTTCCTTGTAAATTGATACAAGTTCAGCATCTATCTTTTCAAACTCTTGTCTTAACTCCTCTAGGTTGTTAGCATTGACAATCATGTCATCGTCAATTTCATTACCCCTAAGCCAAGCGTTGTGAATGATCATTTGAGCATTAGAACTAATCATTCTTTTCTTGCCTGCTAAGAATATAATTGAGGCAATAGATGAAGCGTTCAGAGCGATGGTAGTAACTGTACGTTGCTTTAGAAAGTCATAAATCTTTAAACCCTCTTCAACCATCCCTCCAGGTGAATCAATATAGACTGTCACCTCAACCTCATCACCGATTTCACGCTTCAAATCTTCAAATGAATAGCCTTGCTCTTGGTCAAATTCATTCTGATATTCTGAAGCCGTTATGATTCCGTTGATGTAAATTTCTTTCATTTCAAAATAATTGCTTAAATTTATGACAAGCTTTCAAACCTATTAATACAGATGACCATAAAAAAACAAAAGGATTATGTTTATGCTTATGAAAAAGCAAACATACCTGCCGACTTAAAGAAAAAGTTTTCAGCCAAAGCCAAAAAGCTTGGAGTCTACAAAAGCGATGTGATCAGAAAAGCGATTCATGCCTTTGTTCATGACAAGTGATTTAGGATAGCTCACCACTTACTTTTACCATTTGTGCTTGACCGCTTACTCTGTTGATGTCAGTCACTTTGACTATTGGTCTAATCTGACTAAGCATAGATATTGTGTTTTGCAACTGCGAAGCCTGTGCGCCCTCCTGTGCAGGTATGCTCGCTGTCCTGCCTACCATTCCACCATCTGCATAGCCTTTGAGCCTTGAGTTTTCTAAAGTGTTTATGATTCCACTAAAGGCAGGGTTATCAACCATTGACTTTTTGATGACGTATTCGCCTTCGTGTACGATGCCGGCTGGCTTGTATCCCGATGAGTCAGGTGATCCGTAACCGCTTCCTGTAAACCCACCGTCTGCAAAACTTGGAGTAGGTATTGATACTATTTTTTTCACATTTAACAACCCTTTGGCTGTAACTAGAGCAGCTAATATAGGGCCAAGTATGCCACCTGCCTCTAATGCTTTCGCAGCTGCCGTATATGTGCTGATGGTAGATTGAGCCACGCCTGCGGCTTTTGAAGCTAATGAACCCTCCTTAGCTACGTTTTGCGTTCCAGAAATAATATCCGCTGATGATACTTTAGACTGCTCTACCTTTTCATCTTCAAGAGTTTCAGTAGCCTTGGCAAGCTTTTGTTCTGCTTGTATACTTAGGTCGGCAGTTCTTTTTCTAGCCTGTAAAATGATGGCTTCGCTTTCAAGAATGATTCTTTGTCGCTCTAATTCAGTTAGCTCAGTATTGTTTATGGCTGCTTGCTTAGCTTCCTCCGCTGCTATCTTTGCAGCTTCTAAGGTGTTAAGTTCTATTTGCAATAATTGTTGCTCATACTCTTCCCTAGTGATTAAGCCTTCTGCACGTTGTTCTGCAAGCTTTACCTTTTCTTCTTCTCTTCTTTGGTCTTCACGCTGTGTAACCAGTTCGGCAAACTCCTGTTCAATCCTCGCCTTTTCTTCTTCTTCTTTTTGCTTTAGTGCTATGGCTTTGTCAGTAGCTTCTTGTTCTGCATCTTCTATTTCCTTAATTCGAGCCAATTCATTAGCCTGTATTTCTTTGTCAAGGCTTTCTAAAAAGTTTCTTGCCGATGTTCTTTTAGCAGCAGCCTCCGCCTCAAACTGTGTCCTTTGTGCTTCTAGTTCCGCTAATTCTTTTTTAGCTTCTCTATCTGAATCATTTAGGCTTAATTCTATTTTCTTTTTTTCAATTTGCAAATCTAGAAATTCTTGATTCCTTTTTAAGAGTTCATCCTGCGCTTCTAGTGCTGCAATAGCTGCCTTTCTTCTTTCTTCTTCGGATTTGCTTTCATCCTCTGATATTTCCCTAGACCTTTCATACTGAACATTTAATTCTGCACGTCTTTTTGTTAGGTCGATTTCTGTTTGCTCGATTTGCTTTTGTAGTTTGTCTAGTTCAGTACCAGCCTCAACCCCTTCTTTTATCGCATCACCAATGCCACCAACTGCATCTGTAAAACCATTCTTTAAGTCTGCCAAGCCTTCACGAATATCACCTCTAAGAATCTTTGATAAGCCTCCAAATACGTTAGTCGCTAAGTCCTGTGCTAATCCTTTAAGCCTTTGAAATACCGCTGCTAAAGGTCTAGTAACGCTTGTTACTTTGTCTATTCCTTCTTGAGTAGATGCAAATGCAGCAACTAAAGCACCAACAGCTACAACAATAGCACCGATACCAGTAGATATCAAAGCAAGTCTAAATGCTTTTGTGCCTTTAGTTGCCGCTGCACTAGCTGCCCGATAGGCTTGTTGTGCTTGTTTTAACTGACCTAACTGCCTACCAAAAAGACCAGAACTTTCTATGGCTTCTTGTACGCTTTCGGAATAGTTACCCACATTTCGCCTAGTATCGCCTGTCGCTTTTTCTTCTGCCTTTAGCTTTTCAGTAAGGTCTAATTTCTGCTTTGCAAGCTTACCGCCTATTTCTTCATTCTCTCTTTCCTCTTCACTAAGCTCTGCCCATTGCTTAGATACAATGGCAAGTTGCTTCCTTAGTTGTGTAATGCTGCCCTCATTAGCCTTTTGAGCTTGCGTATTTGTAGTGACTATCTTTTCGTTTTCACGTACTACTGCCGAAGATGCTTTAATTTGTGTGCTATTTTTTGCTATCTGTTTGTTCAGGCTTTCAATAGCAGCAGACTGATCACCATCAGCCTTCATCAATTCTTTCTTTTGCTTCTCTAATTCTTTATTAGATGCCTTTAGTTTGTCTAGTTCAGTTCTAGCCTTCGCAGCATTAGAGATAGCCTTCTCAATGTCGTCTTGGTTTATCTTGATATTTAATAATTGATTCTCCATTATAATCTAATTAGGGTAACATTTGTACTATCTACTTCGTTTGCCTTGAACTGCTTAATGTCATTCACTATAAAATAGTCATTTAAGTAATCAACAAAAACAGGCTTACGAAAGTCAAAATTTCTAAAATCTACTTGCGTTAAATTGAAAAGAGCTTCCACTACCTTTGTCTTAATAAGCATATCGCTAATAAGCGAGAAACGATTTCTTAAAACATAGTCAAAAAGTATTGGTGTATTATTGACCTCATAGTTTGCTACAACTGAAGACCCACCTGTTATCTGTATAGGGTTGCTAGTTGATCTTGACAAGTTTACAACCCTAGTATCAAACCCCTCTACCTCTGCTTCGGGATCAAGGTTATAGTTTACTCCATCAAAGGTGTATTTATCCCCTGTAAATATCTTGCCCATTGACCTAGTATTATCAAAGGTTGGTGCAATAGCACAAAGACTAAAAGGAGCACGATACTTCACCTTTTCAAACTGCATATTCTCATTATCAACTATCAGCGTTCCTCTACCGTAATTGGTCAGCCTGTTTAAGTAAATGTCCTTATTGTCGTTACTGTATTCAAAGATATTATTCTTGCCGTAATCAAGCTTAAACGATACCTTTGGCTCATCAGATAAGTCAATCTTCT